ATAGGAATTAAATTATGGCATCAACATTTACAACACTTGGTATAGAAAAAATGGCAACCGGCGAGAATGCCGGAACTTGGGGAGATAAAACTAATACCAATTTAGACATCGTTAACACAGCAATTTCAGGTTATGTAGAGCAAGCAGTAACAAGCGGTGGAACTACAGCATTAGATATTACAGATGGTGCAGCTACATCAACTGCACAAAACGCTGTTATAAAATTAACAGGAACAATTTCAGGAAACTCTATTGTAACTGTACCAGACTCTGTAGAAAAAGTTTACATTGTAACAAACGGCACATCGGGTGGTTTTACTGTACAATTTAAAACAGCATCAGGATCAGGTATAACTTTTGGTGTATCAGAAAAAACTACAAGACTAGTTTATTCAGACGGAACTAATATTGTTGATGCAGGATTTGGTGGATCTCTTGATGTAGAAGGAAGAGAATTAATTTTAGATGCTGATGGTGATACAAGTATTACAGCAGATACAGATGATCAAATAGATATTAAAATTGCAGGCACAGATCAATTAACAATTAAAGATGGAGCCTTGTCTCCCGTTACAACTAACGATATTGATTTAGGTACAGCAAGTTTAGAATTTAAAGATGCATTTTTTGATGGCACAGTAACTGCAGATGCTTTTGCTGGACCACTTACAGGTAATGTAACAGGGAACGCTTCTGGAACTGCAGCAACAGTAACAGGTGCAGCGCAATCAAATATTACATCACTAGGAACTTTAACAACTTTAACAGTTGATGATATTACAATAAACGGCAGTACGATATCTGATGCTGGAGATTTTACATTAGATGTTGAAGGCGATATTATATTAGACGCTAATGGTGCTGATGTATTTTTAAAAGATGCTGGTACTACTTACGGATCATTAACTAACACTTCAGGTAATTTAATTGTTAAATCAGGAACAACAACTGCATTAACATTTAGTGGTGCAAACGTTACAGTTGCTGGAGATCTTACAGTATCAGGTGATGATATTACTATGGGTACAAACACTGCAGGTAATTTATTAGTTGCAGATGGTACAAACTTTAATTCAATAGCAGTAAGTTCATTATCAGAAATATCTACAGCAGCAAGTGATGATGTTTTTATAGCGATAGACACTTCAGGTGGAGGTCTTAAAAAAATTGCAAGAAGTGCGGTTGTTGCAGGTCTTGCAACAGATAGTGCTATAGCAAATGTTGTAGAAGACACAACTCCACAATTAGGTGGTAACTTAGATACCAACTCTGCAAATATTTTAATTGATGATGCACATTTTATTGCAGACGAAAATGGTAATGAACAAATTATATTTCAAACAACAGGTTCAGCAGTAAATCAATTTGATGTTACAAATGCAGCATCTGGTTCTGGACCACAGTTATCAGCAACAGGTAGTGATTCTAATATTGATTTAAACATATTAGCAAAAGGCACTGGTCATGTAACTGTTGTAGGTAATACAAATTCAGGTGCTATACAATTTAATTGTGAATCTAACACCCATGGTCAAATTTTAAAATCTCAACCTCACTCAGCAAGTGTTACAAATGTTATGTTATTACCTGCTGGTGCTGATTCAACTTTAGTATCACTTGTATCAACAGATACTTTAACAAACAAAACTTTAACAAGTCCCAAAATAAATGAAGATGTAGCAGTAACTTCTACTGCAACAGAAATAAATGTACTTGATGGTATTACTGCTGTTGTTGGTGAACTTAACGCTTTAGATATTGGTAGTACGGCTGTTGGTACAGCTGTAGCAAGTAAAGCAGTTATATTAGATTCGAACAAAGATTATACGGGTTTAAGAAATTTTACTGTTACAGGTGAATTAGATGCAGCAACAGGAGATTTTTCTGGAAGTGTTGATATTGGAGATAATTTAACTTTAAGTTCAGATTCAACAGTGGTTACTTTTGGTGCAGATGGAGACACCTCTTTAACTCACACAGACGGTACAGGATTAACTTTAAACTCTACAAATAAATTATGTTTTAATGATGCTAGTCAATTTATACAAGGTACTAGTGCTACTGTATTATCTATTGGTGCAACAGATGAAATAGATTTAACAGCAACCGCTGTTGATTTAAATGGTACATTAAACGTTAGTGGAGTTGCAACTTTTCAAGCAACTCCTGTATTTCCAGATGGAAGTTTAGCATTAGCAGATTTAGATATTGATGGTGGAACAGATATAGGAGAAGCTATTGTGGATGCTGATTTATTTATAATAGATAATGGAGCAGGTGGAACTAATAGAAAAACAGCAGCTTCAAGATTAGTAACATATATTGATGCAAACTCGAGCGCAGCATCAGTAGGAAAAGCTATTGCAATGGCAATCGTTTTCGGATAAAAAGGAGATAATATGGCAACACCAAATATAGTAAATGTAGCAACAATTAATGCTAAAAATGCAGTGGGAGCAGTAACTACTTCAAGAGCGACCGCTGTTGACGTACCTGCTGATAAAGTAGCAAAAATAAATACAATACTTATTGCTAACATTGATGGAACAAATGCAGCAGATATAACAATAGAAGTTAGTATAGATAATGGTAGTAACTATGTTGCTATCGGTAAAACTATTTCTGTTCCAGCAGACGCAACATTAAGTTTTTTAGAAAACCCCATCTATTTGGATGAAACAGATCTGTTAGCTGTTACAGCATCCGCTGCAAGTGATCTAACTTATTTTATTTCATACGAAGAATTAGACGACGCATAGGAGATAACTAGCTATGGCAAATGGCGGAATTATCGGACCTGTAAAAGTAGTATGTACACCATCTACTAAAGTAACAACATTTACATCATCAGGAACTTTTCAAAAACAAAACTGCACAACAACAATACCAGAAATAATGGTTGTTGCTGGTGGAGGATCTGGTGGACAACACTGTGGTGGTGGAGGTGGTGCAGGTGGTTATCGTACTGGCACTTGTGTTTCAATGCCTAATGCAGCTTTAGCTGTTACAGTTGGAGGTGGTGGAGCATCAAACCCTAATCCAGGATCAGAAGTCCCAGGTAATGATTCAGTTATAGCATGTGTAATGACATCTGATGGTGGTGGCGGTGGAGCTGGTGGATATAATCAAGATGGTGATGATGGTGGTTCTGGTGGTGGAGCTGGAGAAATAGGTGGAGCACCAAAAATAGGTTCAGGAAACACTCCTCCTACAAGTCCCCCTCAAGGAAACAATGGAGGTCAAGGAGCGCCCGCAGGAGCATCAGGTGGTGGCGGTGGTTCTGGTGCAGTTGGAGGAAACGCAGCAGATAATGATGGTGGTGATGGTGGAGCTGGAACAGCAAATGATATTACAGGAAGTTCGGTAACTTACGCTGGAGGCGGAGGTGGAAATGGAAGTCCCGGTGTTGGTGGAGGATCTGGAGGATCAGGTGGAGGAGGTGCAGGAGCACCTGGACCAGCTTGTATACATAGCCCAGATCAAAATGATGGACAAGCAGGAACAGTTAACACTGGTGGTGGCGGTGGTGGATCAAAAGTAAACGACAGTGGTATTGGCGGTGCAGGTGGTTCAGGTATAGTTGTTATAAAAGAAACAACACCAAAATGTGCATCAGGTAGATGGACATTAAACGAAGTTTATGATCAAGTAAAAAATTCAGAGTGGATAACAAGAGCAAACGCATCAGTAAATTTTTTAGTAGTAGCTGGTGGCGGTGGTGGTGATAATGGTAACTCTAATAGAGCTGCTGCTGGTGGTGGAGGTGCAGGAGGTTATCGTGCATCAGGTTTTGGACCATCCCCATTAAGAGCATCAGCATTAAGTTTAAGACCAGGAGATTACGCAGTCACAGTTGGGGCTGGTGCTTCAGGTGGTGTAGCTGTTGCTGGTAGTAATTCAGTTTTTTCAACCATAACTGCCTCTGGTGGTGGTTTTGGTTTTGGTGGTGACAATTTAACAGGTGGTGGATACGGTGGAACTCCTGGTGGAGGAGCTGGAGGATCTGGTGGTGGTGGAGATTATGCAGATAATGGTACAGCTGGTGCTGGTAACGTAGGAGGTTTTGATCCACCTGAAGGAAATCCAGGAGCTATTGGTGATTGTGGTCCAACACCTGCTGGACCAGGATCAGTATACCCTGCTGGTGGAGGTGGTGGTGCTACTGCTGCAGGTAATACAGTTACAGATGGTTCAGCAGGAGGTGCTGGTGGAGCTGGTGCTCCAAATACAATTTTAGGTCCAGATACAAGTTACGCTGGTGGTGGTGGAGGAGGTGTAAGTAGAGTACTTGATCTTCATCCTGCACCAGATCCTAAAAGAACTGCTGGAGCTGGTGGTGCTGGCGGTGGAGGTAGTGGTTCAACAGGTGGACCAGAACCTGCAGCAGATGTTGCTACTGCTGGAGCTGTTAATACAGGCGGTGGCGGTGGCGGTGGAGCTGCAGGTAATATATCTAGTCCAGTTAAAGCAGGAGGTAATGGTGGTTCAGGAATTGTAGTAGTTAGAGTACCTAGTTCATTTGTTTTATCAGGAAGTCCAACACCTGCAAGAACATTGTCAACTCATCCAGGTGGTGATAAAATAGCAAAATTTACAGCGTCAGGAACGTTGACAATAAATGGAGCATAGAATATAAATAAACTTCTAAGGAAAAAATAATATGGCACATTTTGCAGAATTAGAATCAAAAACAGATCCAACAGGTTTTACATCTGATACACATTTAATTGTTAAAAGAGTAGTAGTTGTTGCAAATGATGAAGTACCGTCAGATGAACACGCTGATGGTGAAACATGGTGTGTAAATTTTTTTGGTAGTGGAACGTGGAAACAAACATCATACAATAATAATTTTAGAAAACAATATGCAGGTATAGGTATGATATACAATGCATCAAAAAATAAATTTTTAACAGTACAACCTCATGCTTCATGGACATTAGATGGAAGTGACGATTGGCAAGCACCAATTACATATCCATCAGTTACTAGTGGAGGATCAGGTGAAACAGCTTTTATTTATCGAATCGATTGGAACGAAACAAAATACAACGCTGACAACGATACAGGTTGGGAAGCAACTAAATCAAACGACACTTCAGATCCAAAAACAGTTTATAATTGGAATGGTTCAGCTTGGGTGTCCGAATAGGAGACCTTAAATGGCAAGAACCAACGGCGGATTAATTGGTAAAAGAAATATTACTTCTAAAGGAGGTAATACTCAAACTGTTAAAACATCTTCAGGAAATGTTTGTACACAAGCAGGAACTAGACTAATTCAAACCTTACTTGTAGCTGGTGGAGCAGGTGGAGGTAGAACACACGCTGGTGGTGGAGGAGCTGGTGGTTTAAGAATTGTAGAAGTGCCTGTTAGTGGAAGTTCAGCTGTACCAGTTGTAATTGGTGGTGGAGGAGCAGGAGGAACAAGTCCTTGTGGAACTCCAGCAGATAATCCAGGTGCTAGTGGAAGTGTTTCATCTGTAACAGGTAACGATTCTACTACGGTCAGCGCTGCTGGAGGTGGCGGTGGCGGCGGTGGAAATGCTGTTGGTGTTGCAGGAGGTTCAGGAGGTGGTGGCAGTCCTGCTGGTGGCGCTGGTAATACACCTCCCGTAAGTCCACCTCAAGGTAACACTGGAGGTAAATCTTGTGGAACAACTGTAACTTCAGGCGGTGGAGGTGGAGCTGATGGAGCAGGTGCAACTAGTACAACTATGGGAACAGGTGGAGCTGGTGGATCAGGTCTAAATGTAAGTCCAATTTTTCCAGGAACACCTAATTCAGGAGTATATGCTGGAGGTGGTGGAGCTGGTGCTGGTCACAATTATCCAAATCCTGACGGCAATGGAGCTCCAGGCAGTGGTGGAACAGGTGGTGGTGCAGCTGGTGGTAACACAAGTGGTGGTACTGGTTCAACAGGAAGCACAAACACTGGCGGTGGCGGTGGTGGAGGAGGTTATAATCATGATGGCACTACTAGAGGATCTGGTGGAGCAGGTGGATCAGGAATTGTAGTCGTAAAAGAAATAAACAAAGCAAGTGGTGTATGGAATTTAAAAACTCAAATGAGATTATTGCAACAAGGAACGTGGCCAACCTAATATTGACAATAAGTTAATAATAAAATATATTATTTTTATGGTGGTAAAAGAAAGAATATGAATTTAACAAATTATTATTGGTATTTTAAATCAGCAATTCCAGAACGTATCTGTGATGAAATTGTTCGTTACGGAAAACAATTGCAAGATCAAATGGCAGTGACTGGTGGATATGGTGATAAAAAACTAAATGCAAAACAAACAAAAAATTTAAAAAAGAAAAGAAATTCTGATATTGTTTGGATGAGTGACAGATGGATATATAACGAAATACACCCTTATATTCATCAAGCGAACGCTAGTGCTGGTTGGAATTTTCAATGGGACTTTAGTGAGTCTTGTCAGTTTACAAAATATACCAAAGGTCAATTTTATGATTGGCATTGTGATGGTTGGGATCAACCTTATCAAAGAAAACAAGGAGATCCATCAAACGGCAAAATTAGAAAGTTATCTGTAACTGTTACTTTAACAGATCCAAAAAAATATAAAGGTGGTGAATTAGAATTTGATTTTAGAAATATAGATCCAAATAAAAAACCCCATATTAAAAAATGCACTGAAATATTACCTAAAGGATCTTTAGTTGTATTTCCTGGTTTTGTATGGCATAGAGTATGTCCAGTAAAAAGTGGAGAAAGAAATAGTTTGGTTATTTGGAATTTAGGATG